CAGAGGATTTATTAATAAAGTATCTCAAGTAGAAGAAGACTTGTTAGAGCCTCTTGTACAAGCTGAGATGAGAATAGCTAAGGATAACTTCTCTAGTATTATTAAAGTTCTAGAAGAAGATGAGGAAGGTATTTTACTTACTACAAGCATTACAGAAGAAGACCTTAGTGCTAATGGTAAGTTACTCCCAATGGGTAGTAGACGTTTTAGTAGACAGTTACAACAGCTACAAGGTTTAACACAGTTAACTAACACAAACATTGCACAGATGGTAGCTCCTCATATTAATACATATAACTTGGCTAAGACAGTCGAGAGTTTATATGGATTCGATCAATACGCATTTATTAACAAGTTTGCTTCTATAGATGAGAATCTAGAAATGCAAGAGAAACAAATGATGGCTGAACAAGAAATGGTTAAATCTAGTTCACAACCAACTAGTCTAGAGATGGGAATGATGGAGGAAGAGGATGAGCTTTAAAGTACCTTCTTTTATGTCAGAGCATTTTAGTGCTTTGAATCCAGAAGAAAAGAAAAAAGATATTGAACGTTATAAAAGGTGGCATAAAAATAATTTTACAGAACTTTTTATAATCCATTTAGAGGATTCTGTAGAAAAATTAGTAAAAGAAGATGAATCTAAAAATGACTTTATTTCAAAATTCCAATTCTCTTATGTATCTATAAAAAATAAAGCTCAAAGAAGATTATTAAGAGAGTTGATAAAAAAGCTAGATTGGAAAGTCTAATGGCTACGTATGTTTATCACTGCTACGAATGTGAATATGATAAGGAGGTTGTACATGGTATGACAGAAAGTCCAGAAGTAGTTTGTAAGGATTGTGCCGAAGGTATGCACAAAGTAATAAGAAGCTCAAACTTCCAACTAAAAGGTAGTGGTTGGTTCGGTAAAAGTAAACAACATTAAGGTGATTAAGAATGCAAACATCTAACCCAGATGTAAAAGAAAATTTGGAGGCTAACCAGCCAGAATCTCAGGAAGAGGTTAAACCACTCTTTGGTGGTACAGATAGTCAAGGTAAGGAGCGTCTTTTTAACAACACAGAAGAAGCTCAACAATCTTGGCAATCTGCTCAGAACTTTATCAAAGATAAGGTTGATGAGACTAAAACGATGGAAGCTCGAATTCAGGAACTTGAAGCTAAACTTAACCAAAGTACAAAGCTGGAAGACGCTTTATCACAATTAAAAAATAAAGAGGAATCCCCTGTGAATGAATTACAGCCAAGTCAAACCACTGAGACAACCCCTCAGTTGGACGTTGAAACGCTTAAACAGCAACTACTACAAGAAGTTATGGGGTCATTAAGCACTTCCCAACAACAAGAAGTGTTTAGTAAAAACCAGAATGAAAGTATAGGAGCTGCACAAGCGAGATATGGAGATTCTTTTGAGGAGAAACTTCGTGAAAGTGCTAAGGACTTAGGTATGTCTGATGAAGACATTATCAAAGAGGCACAGGCTAATCCGAAACGCTTTAAAAAGTTATTTGGTTTAGATAAACAACCCAAAACAACTTATAACCCTAGTAACTCTGTATCTGGTTTTACGCAGAAGAAAGAATCTGGGCTAGACTTTTCGCGTGGTTTTAATGACCGCTCTCGTGTTAATACGGCTATAGATAACTATCGTAAGATTGCAGAGAAACAAGGTGTTAAATTAACTTTCTAACTGAGAAAATATTATGTCAAATTTTACTTATGCACAAGTCCCTAACCTAGTTCGTCAAGAGCTATATCAAGTTTCTTTAGAGAAGCAGTTCGATGACTGGTTAGTTGGTCGTCCTTTGTTCGATGACAAAACAGGTATCTTCCCTGATGGTGACACTCTTAATGTTACCTTGACGGCAGATCGTGATGTTACAGATTACACAGAGAATACTCAGATTACCTATGACGGTATGACTACTTCTCGTAAAGACCTTACTGTTACTGCCTATAAGCAGGATGGTTTCTTTGTAACAGACCGTATGAAGCAAGATGCGCATCAGTCAGAAGCATTCTATCAAGAGAATGTTCACAAGTCTGGTATTGCTATGGCTACAGATATGGAGACTGCTGTTCTAGCTACAGCTAACTCTCAGACTCTTGGTAATAACAATGCTATTGGTGGTGTTCCTCACCGCATGAAAGGTAGTGGCACTGGTGGTGCTATAACTATTGATGACATTATGTTCATCAAGTACGCTTTCGATAAGGCTTATATCCCTACCGAAAATCGTATGTTAATAGTTACTCCTGAAACCGAGTACGAACTTAATAAGCTTTTAAACATCACTGAAGTAACTAATGGTTCACAGTTTAACTTCGATGTACAAGGTCTAGTGCAAACTGGCTTTGGTGATAAGCTTAATATTGTTCGTAACATTGCTGGTATTAACATCATGGTAAGTCACAACTTGCCAGCTATTACTGCTGAGACTCTTGCCAAAAGTGATGGTACGGGTGGTGGTGCAATTACTGGTAAAGGTTGTGTTGCAATGTCTATGGCTAATGACACTTCAATGCCGTTCATGGGTGTTATCCGTCAGCGTCCTGAGACTGAATTCTTCCGTAACACTAACCTGAAACGTGATGAATGGTCTGCTACTTGTCGTTATGGCTTCGCGCTTAAACGTCCTGAAGCATTGGTTACTCTAGCAACGCCTGTCTAATTAACAGGTAATTTTTAAAAGGGATTCTTAGGAGTCCCTTTCATAAAGTTCCTTGGAGATAAAAAATGAGAAGAACATTGTTAATGGTTGTTCAAGAGTACCTTGATGCAACAAGTGGTTTTTATGTAGACAGTATATTTGATACGGATGAGTCTCAACAAGTAGCTAAAATAGCAGAACGTGTGTACTACCAAATGGTGCAAGAATACGACAATGTTCTATTTACTATGGATGATTTATCTTTAGAATCTGTATCAGATATAACTCGTCCTAACTATATGCTGCTACCTAAAAAGGTACAGAAAATACAAGAAAGTAAAATTTGGTACAACGTATCAAAGAAAGCAGGTGAACTAGATTACAAATTAATGACGTACTTACCTCCTCTTGATTTTGTGGAGCATACGTTGCATTCAAATACAACAAACTCTATAATAGTAAAAGGTTACAATGATAATAGAATGCCTATTAAAACTAACCAATTTCCTACTTATTTCACTTCTTTTGATAATGTTTATGTTGTATTCGATTCTTATAATAACGAATTCGATACTACCCTTCAAGCAAGTAAGACCCGATTCGTAGGTTCTCAAGAAAAAGTCTTTTTACAAGAAGATGTTTTTGAAATACCTATCCCAAATCACTTATCTGAAACTTATTTAGATATGTTCCTTAATGAAGCTCTTACTTTAGTTCATCAACAACCTATAGGAATGATTGCTCAAAGAGCAAGAGTTAAGAAAATAAAGCTTCAACAAGACAACCGTACATTAGGACAAGGCCGTAGTAAAGCTTCTTATGGAAGGAAAGGTCTAAGTGGAAGTTACGTACCTAGAGGTCATGGCGAATAATGGATACTGATTACAAATTAATCTTTGATGGTTTTTATAGGTGGAGTCGAAGTGGTAAAGTTGCTGAAGCACTTAGTGGATGCTTTATTAGAAAGAGTGAAGCAGCGAGAGCTTGGGAACTTTACGAGCTAAGTAAAAAAGCCCCTGCATCCTCTGTTGTAAAGAGTGCAGATTTAGAAAGCTTAAATAATAAAGCAGACTTATTGAAGTGGGCAGAAGTAAACAATTTGGAAGTTCCAGATAAACATAAACAACCTAGTGCCATTAAGAAGTTTTTAATGGGTAAGTATAAGGATTAGTTATGAGGGCTTCAGGACAAAAAGATTATCTTTCTTTAATCAAAGGTTTAAATACCGAAACTTCAGCTCTTGCTTTTCCTGAAAGTTTCACATCAGATGAATTAAATTTTGTAATTAATAAAGATGGATTGATTCGTAAAAGACGTTTAGGTTTCCAAGATTTAGTAACTCCTTTTGTTATTACTGGAGGGTTTGCTGCTGTAGAAAATGTATTCTATTGGAGAGGCCCATCTTTAGTATGTGTTACAGTTACAGACGACACACCACAAACCAAACTTCGTTTTCATGCGGTAGATGATGACTTTACATTTATAGCAGAGGTTGCAATTTCTTCTGCTGTAGTAAAAACACAAATAGCTGAAACAACTAACTTCCTTGTTATTACTACAGACCAAGGTACTAACCCTGTTATGTGTGAGTACAAAGAACTTACAAAAGAAATTTTTGTTAGCAGTGTTAAGGTAAATGTACGTGACTTTGAATTAGTAGATGATGGTCTAGAAATATCCGAGCAACCTATTAATCTTTCAGACAACCATAAGTACAATTTATTTAATGCTGATTGGCATCTTACAAGAGCAGATTTAGAAGATAACAAAACAGAAAAACTTGTAACAACTGCCTTTAAAGATTTTACAGGAGTCTATCCTAGTAATGCACAAGTAGCTTCTGTAGGAATTATTATAGATGAAGGTGGGGATACAGTCTTCTCATCCAAAGATGTTAAAGGGGCTAACTTCGGGAACAGTAAAGCAGGGAGAGGTCATTATGTTTACGACATTAATGATTTTAACAGAGATGCTAAATTACTTAATCCTGAAGAAGATGGTGCGCCAAGCACAACATTAGTCCCTATAGGCACTATAAACTTCTTAGGAACTCCTACATATAATCCAGATGAGCCTGATGTTATAGACCCTGAAGACCCTGATACTCCTTCTGGTGGTGGTGGTATTCCTCCTTACAAGCCACCCTTTGATGAATTTCTAGATCCAGAATAATGATATTAAAAGAGATAAGAGGATACTATGGCGGTAGATAGCCCTAAGAAGAATTTTAAGAACCCTACTTCCTGTGCTAGTGCATTTGGGAGATTCTTTTACGCTGTAGATAGTATGGTGTACTTCACTCAAATAGTAGAAACTGACAGTGATGTAGGTAGGTGTTATCAACAAAATGACCCGACTAGCAGTGAGTTTCCAGATTTACTAGATACAGATGGAGGTGTAATAGAGCTAGAAGATACTCAACGTATCAAGGCTATGCAATCTTATAGTTCAGGTGTTCTTATCTTTGCTGGTAATGGTGTGTGGTATATCTACAACCCTGATGGAGGATTTAAAGCTACATCTTTTAATGTAGAAAAGATTACCGACAGGGGTATAGATAGTGCTAAAAGTATTGTAGTAGCAGATAATAATATCTATTACTTTTCTAATAACGCTATTATGCAAATTGCTGTGAATCAATTTAATACAGCAGATGCTACAGATATTACAGAAACATCCATACGTTCTTATTACTTATCTACTCTTGCAGGAGAAGGCGCTCAAGGCGTATATAACTCAGGTACTAAACAATGTGAATGGTGGCTTCCTAAGACACAAGGTGCAGGTTTAGTTCTAGATACAACTGTAGGTGCATTCTATCCTCAAAAGCAATCTAGTGCCTCCTACAAACTCCGTATGCCATTTACCATAGCTAATGCTTTATATTATCCCAGTTCTCTTCAAACTGATACTAATGTCACGTACTCATTCTCTTCTAGAGTTAATCGTGTATTTAAAGATTTTGGTACAGACCAAGAAGCTTATCTTGTTACTGGTTATGAAACACTTGGTAAGTTTTCTAATAAGAAAGCTGTGTCACAAGCTAAAGTATTTTTCAGAAAGACAGAAACAACAATAACAGGATATGAAGCAGATAGTTATGTATTTGATTATCCTAGTGCTTGTTTGTTTCAAGCTCGTTGGGATTTTGATAAGAGTGCAGCATACGGGAAGTACACAGGTATCTTGAATGGTGAAGGTAGAGGTAAAGCAATGCAGTTATACAAACCAATGCAAAGAGGTTTTATACCAGATGATTACCCCTATACATTTGATACAGGTGAAAGTCTTATCTCTAAGAAGTTTAATATTCGTGGTAATGGGGATGCTGTTCAATTTGTATTTCAAGCAGAGCCAGAAAAAGATATGCAACTCTTAGGGTACTCCGTAGGTTATACCATGAGAGGTAGAATGTGATTAGTGAAATGATGGAGTTTGCAGAAGGCCAGACTATTTTACAAAAAGCTTTTTCTTTACAAGAAGCTATTGAGGAAATTCCAGAAGATGAAAAACTTACAAAAGAAGATTTAGAGCCTATCCATTATTTTGCAGATGGTATGTACCTACGATCTTTGTTTATTCCTGAAGGAGTAGCTGTCGTAGGCGAGATGCATAAGTATTCTCATTTTACTATTCTAGCTGAAGGTACAAGTACGATAGTAAGTCAAGATGGTGAATTTAAAGCGGTAGCTCCTTTCGTATTTACTTCTACACCTCACGCTAAAAGATGTGTATATGCTGATACGGACTGTACTTGGATTACTGTACATTTAAATTTAGATAACTGCACTGATACCGAAGAAGTGGCAAACAGGCATATTATTACAGATAAAAAAGAACTATTGGAGATATTAAAATGACTTTTGGAGTAACAGCTCTAGTGGTAGCCTCTGTTGGTACAGTGGGTAGTATTGTGGCGGGAGAAAAGTCACGTAAACAACAGAAGAAAGCGGCTCGTAACCAAGAGGGTGTAAGGAGAGCGCAGCAAGCTAGAGAGCAAATGGCAGCAGTAAGACAACAACGTATAGCTCAAGCACAGATAGTTCAAGGAGCAGCTACTGGAGGGACATTACAGAGTAGTGCAGCTCAAGGTGGGTACAGTGCCGTAGGTTCTCTTACAGCAGGGAATATGCAGTTCTCAAATCAAATGGATTTCTTTCAAACTCGTATTGCACAGAATATGGCTAAAGCTAATCAATATGCAGGGCAAGCTTCTACGTTTAATTCTGTAGCTAACTTAGCAATGATGGGTTCAAGTATGTTGCCAAATAGCACGACTCCAAGGGCTGATGGTGGTGCTCCTGTAATAGATTTAAACTCTCAGTAGGTGTAATAAATGAGAAAAG